ATACTAAACATTTACGTAAATGTTTAGTATTGTGTAACGTTACATTGTGGTACATGACAATAATAAATTTATCTAATTGTAACGTTTTTTGTTATTGTGTATTAGAAAGTAACTATTTGATTATTTGACAATCAATTTATTTTTGTGTAACCTTTAGTTAATTTCTTGTTGATGGAGAGTTAGCCATGAGTACGAACACAGTTGATCCTAAATCATTCAATGACTCAGATAATATTGATCGTCGTAGACGTAAATTTAACTTCGCAGAGTTCATCAAAAAGTTTCTAGAAGAGGTAAGGGCCATTGATTTAAGTGACTTTCCTCAAGGTCAAAAAACAGCAAAGCATAAACGTGCTGCACAAAAGGTGATAACCGCTTTATACGGTAAGAGAGTGCAAAACAAAGCGCATTCAATCTCTCTAAACATGGCCTCCTCATACCTAAAAGATGTTAGGAATGCTGTAAGTGCCAACGGTGTAAAACACCATTCTTTCGATGATTCGATTGAGCGAATGAGGAACAACTATCCATTATGTGCTTACATGCTGCATGGTTGGGAAGACCTCTCGCTCGATGAAACTCGTAAAACGTGGAAGGTTCTTATTGAAAAACTCAAACTGGTTACAGCCCTAGAGAGGAACTTAAAAGGTATAACTCCAGAAACAAATCGTTATGCCAGCGTAATCAATGAACGTATTAAAAAACTTCCTGAATGGTCTAACGAACTGGAAGCATTAAAGCCGTTAAAAGCCTCGGAGCGAGCTGATAAAATTAAACATCTGAACGAAGTGATCAACCAAGTCCCGAACTTTTACAGCCAACTAGCTGAGCTGAAAATTGATCATGAAGTGATGCGTCACTTACGTAAAGATGCATTTGCAAGAGATACTGGCTCTGCAGAAAAGAAACGGTCGCTAACGGAGAAAAAAGAGGCAGCGATTGAAATTGACTATGCAAAAACCATGCAGGCTCTTGATTTAATATTAAGCCCTTCATCAGCAGATAGATGGGAAGCTGTTGCAGCTGGTGTCGCGCTGGCTACTGGACGCAGGGCCATCGAAGTACTTTTTCAAGGTGAATTTAAAAAGGTTGATAAACACAGACTAAAATTTGTAGGCCAAGCGAAAAAACGTGGTGGCATGACAGATGATGAGATGACCATTTACACCTTAATCGATGCGAACAAAGTGCTTGAAGCAATAGACAGGTTGCGCATGTTCCCCAACATTCTTGCATTGGAATCTCTTGAGCAAACTAGGCAATACTCTGTTAACCAGTTGGTAGCAAACCGAACAGCAAGACCTCTCAATGAGTTTGTTCGTGACCTATTTGAAAACGTGCCAATAACTACAAACGGAAAGCCAATTCATCGTGAGTGGATGTTCAAAGATACGCGAGCAATTTACGCTAAGATTAGCTTTGAACTCTTCTTTAAAGATGATCCTCGTTGGAAAAGCAAAGACGAAAATATGTTCTACAAAGAGCTGCTTGGTCACCACGATACCGATGCTCAAACACACTATATGCAATTCAAAGTGTTAAACGCTGGTAAGAAGTGGGAACCATTAGTTGTAGACTCGGATAAACGTCGCCTTAAAGCTGTAAAAGCGATGTCAGAGAACGAATGGATAAAAGGTACTTCCGCTCGAATCAAGTTGCACGAAGCTGTGACGGCTATGCTTGAAAATGATCCTTATAAGGTGATTAAAGCTATTGATATTCGTAGGGACAACGAAGGAAAAACTCGTAACTATAAGATGGTCAAAGACTACTTAGCATTAATGGAAGATGCCTTAAAACTTGATTGGTCTATCGATGCAATTATGGATAGTAAATCAGAACGAACGGAGAAAGTACAAGAACCAACTCTTACTGACACAACCGAAGATGTGGTAGAAGTTAAGCCTAAGATGAAGAGCCATAAAGAAGATGATGGTAATTGGCTGGTGGACATAACTATTGAAGACGAAAGTTGGCAAGTTAAAGTAGGTAAGGAACCTAAGACCGTGATGGAAGCGTTCAGATTAGCTTGGAATGAATTTGAGTTCAGGAGAGCTCTACCAGAAAAGCCTCCGGCCACATTAGTTACCAAAGAAGGAGATATGTGGTACTCAAGAATAATGTTCAAAGGACAAGCTATTTGCGAGGTTTGGACTCCGAGCAAGAAAGCAAGCAGGGACTCGACACTTGCTCTTTATCGAGACTTAAAGATTTAACGTCTATGGTCGCAAAGTAGCCCCTGCTGCAACAGGGGCCAAAAAATTTAACTCAAATCTTTAATAGCCTGGTTAACATCAACTTTGGATTGTTCGTAAAAATGATATAGGCGTTGCATTTTTTCTGAATCTTTCACTGCTCTATCATTAAGAGAAAGTATTTGGTGATGACCTTTTTTACCTAAAACTTTCAGCTCATAAAGACCGCCTACATTACCGCCTTTATTTCTACAATACATAACCCAATCACCTTCGAAATTATCAGTTCTGCAGGTAAGGTCTTTGTAAATACCTGAATCTTTATATGAACTCCACAGCTCAACTTCAGCATTATGAATTTCATCTGGTTTATTATCACCACAGCCATACAAAGCTAAAGGGGCCAGTACTATAACAAGAAACTTTTTAAGCATTTTCTTTACCTATTCAACTAACTGAATAGACTAGTATAAACCGATTTATCCACTAAAACAGTGAGTAACATGTGACTAATAGTTTGCTCTTGTACCAAGTGGGGTAGGCAACAAGAAATGAGTAGGCTCAAAATCTGAGTCTTTCGATTGATAGCCTATTGCTATCGGTGTGCCGTTTTCATTGCCAATAATAGTAACATATGAGGCTAAACCTGAATCAAACCCTGTCGCCACTACTTTATTAGCCTTGGCTAATTTCTCAAATTTTGCCTCAGAAATAGCTGTCATACTCAAATAAACTCCAATATAGCCTGTTTAACCGAACCAGCCCAAGCCTGTGCGTTGTTCCTAATGTTTTCTAACCCATATTCAAGCATGACCTTTACGACCTTCGCAGCGTCGAGCTGGTATTCATTCACAGCGATGTTAGCTACTTCATAAACTAAGTCGCGCTGATCATGGCTGAGTATGCTGGTGGCTTTTTCTGGGAACTCAAAAGAAGGCCTCTCCTCCCCTCCCTCCATATGTGCTAAAGCCCCGCCATTGCTGATATCTAGTACTTGAACTGATGATCCACCTTGCGGAATACTGTTATAAATAAACAATGGCGAAGGTGGATCATATTTTGGCGCTACCTGATCCTTAACTTCTTGCATGAATGGCGCGAATGCTGCTGTTAAATCGTCGCGTAAATCCACCAGCCCAGTTAAGCGGCATTGCTCATCTAGCTTGTCAAAACGAACCTTGTAGCCTTGCTTAAATTCGCTTGTGCTTAATTCATTGATAAACGATGCGACTTGGCGTTGGATAGTGTCGATATCAAGCGTTTCTGCGTCTTGTAGGCTTTCTTCGATACCTTGAGAACGTAGCGAAACAAGAGTCTTCACAGCTTCCCATTCCGGTAGGTGTACAAAGTAAGAGTTAACATATTTGCCTTTCCCTAAGTGCTTTTTGCGTGATTCAACAGGCACACCAAAAGAGCGCAAGTGATTGTTAAACCATTGCACTGGATTCGCTAAAGTATTTGCAGAAACAGAGATGCCTGAATATTTGAAGAGTCGGTCTTTAGTGGATTGTTTGCGAAGCCATTCATAAAGAGTCGGTCTTAGTTCGTCGGCTGTCCATTGCTTGCCGTTGTAGTTCAATTTCTCATCGATACCAGCCACTTGAAGAAGCTTGATCAAGTGAGCTCGTTTGATAGAAAGGTGACGCCAGCTAACACGGCTTTCTGCGTGTTGAACGTCTTTCATGTCGAACGCTTGAGCCGAGTGAGCGTCTACGTTTACCCATGAAAGCTTTTTTATTGAATCAACAAAGCGCTGTTTGCTTTGTTTGTAAGTTAGAGCGGTTAGAACTGCGTCACGTTTTTTTTCTGGCATTGTGAGTGCGCTGTCCACATCATTAATCTTAGCGTTAGCACCATCGTGACCAAAGTTTTCGTAAACCTCTTGCGCAAAAGGAAGCAGGTAATCGAGCTGGTCTTCATTTGCCGCATCGAGGTGCAAGTCGAAGTTAACCTTTGATTTCGCAATCTCAGTCGCGGTGTAATCTTCACCATTTCGCATTACTGCTTGGAAAGCTTCACCGATATGAACAGGAGCGTCTTGTATATCTCGCAGGTCGATACGGTTGTTTCGGTCCTTTGCTTCTTCTCTTACCGTTGCACCAAACTCAGCCGCCAGCTTTTGCTTGGCCACTTGAATGATTTCATAGCCACCTTTCTCTGCCAGTTCTAAAAAGCGAGAACGGTAGCGGTTAGATGATTCATTTTGTTTGGCTTTCACTTTACAGAAAAGCCATTCGTATAAAGCGTTGCGAGTCGTGAAGTCGCCAGTCGTAGGATCGATAGATAATACTTTCATGGTCTCTGCAGAGACTTCTTCCACCAGCTTGTTTTGAATGTAAACAGGGTCTGTTGGCTCGCTTCTCTCAGCGTTGTCTATGTAGACATGAAACTCTTGAACATCACGCGCTCGGTTAAGACCTTGGTGACCTTCTTCTGCTGTACCAACGCGAGAGGATAAAAAGCCGATGGTTTTATCAAACTGGTGAGCGTCAGATTTAATATCAAATCCGGTACCAAGAGTTGGTGAAGCGATCAGAACGTCAAGGTTAGGAACGATAGCGTTGATGTCTTCTAGTGCTTTTTTTACTTCATCAGTTCCGGTGACATCTGCATGAACAACCAATACAGCCCCATCATAGTGTTTACGCTCTCTTTCCTGCTTAATAGCAGTACCTATCGCTTTCACTTGCTCTTTAGAGTTGGCGTAAATGTAGCGTTTACCTTTTGCCATGACTTGCTGCATGACCTCTTCAAGCAGGTGATCTTTTGACTCATAGACAAACATCTTTTTGCCTTGAGCAACTTGATAGCTGTTTTTGAAGTACACGCCAGAATGTAGACCAATGTAATGACAGAAGTCGAACGCCAGCTCGCCCAAGTGCGCGTCGGCTAAGATTTGCGTTTGGCTGTTCGTAAGAACAAACTGCAGGTAGTTTAGGCAGTGCTCACCGTATTGGATTGTTTTCGCATAGTACTGCGCAAGGTTTTGTTCAAATTCATCAACGAAAACCACATCCCAATTAGAACCTGCGAGGCGCCATAGTGAATCCACAGAACAAACCAGAATATGCGCGTTACGCAGAGCCATGTTTGCATCAGTACCTGGTACCGGATCTTTGATGATAAGGTCTTGGTAAAACTCAACGGAAACATTATCACCTTTCAGGCCAGCTTTGAGAGATTTAGCCAGCGCAACACGGTGCGAGATAACAAGTGTTTTTAAATGTGGGTTCTTCTGAATGAAGTTTTTAACGGTGGTCGATTTACCTGTACCCATATCTGAGTCAATCAGGTTTAGACCTTTGCGAATTTCCGCTTGTAGATAGCGAGAGTTTGACTCAATCGTTTCAAAACCTTTGATATCGTTCAACTGCTCAGAAACTGCATCCATCCCTAGATTTACGAAAGTGTCACTCCAGTCGTAACCGTCTGTATGTGGAAGTGCCCAGTAACCGCCTGCGCGGTTGATCATCTCAATACCTGCTTTATCGTTATCGGGTGCAGCAATGAATTGGACGTCTGGATATTCAGGCTTAAGCCGCTCAATAAGGTTTGGAATATTACCTTCACCAATTGGTGTCACGATAACCTCGTTGGTGGCAACGTGTGCGGAATAGGCGTCCGCAAAACCGCCAACAACAAAAACCCGTTTGGGTCCATGGTCGCAAAACTTGCCAAAGGTGCAAAAACCAATATCAGTACGAGAGTTGTCACTTGAAATTTTGTTGACGACACGATCTGAATAGACGTAGTCGCCGATTGTTTTGTCATATTTACGAGGTTTAAAGCCTTTATCTAAAATCCGCTCAAAGCCACAGAATCGGCCTTGGTTAAACAACTTTTCATAGATAGGCCAAACAAGGCATGGATTATTAAATCTGTCTTTACCTAAGCGAACATCAACGAAGCGATTAATGTCCACCATTTGCTTCTTCAGCATGTATTGAGTCGGTGGAAACTGAGATGGCCAGCTTTGGAAAAGTTGTTCTTCTTTATTCAGCTCTTCCCATTGTTCTTTCTCAGCTTGTACTCTTCTCTTCTCTGCTGCTTTTTTTCTCTTCTCGAATTCTGAAAAAATGCGCTGCCGTTCTTCTTCAGATCGGTCTTTTTTATTTGGTTTCCAGCCTGCTTTTTTTGCTTCAAAGATAAATGAACCAAAGTCGGTGCGCTTGGTTTTACGAAAGTTTTTCCACCATGAATTAAAAGCCGCTTTATTGTAGGTATTACCGGGCTCAGACCAAGACTCAAAAATATCTCGGGCCTGTTCGCCAAATTCGACATAAAGCGCACGACCTATCTTTGCCCACTCTTGTTGAGGGAGGTCTGGGGAGATGTAACTGAGTGCATCCTCAGCTTCATTCAATTCTAGTTGTATGTAATTAGTCATCTTCGTTCCGTCTGATGACAGATACTGCTAATAGAAAAAGTCACACTTTATTAACTTTTTCTATTGCGTATACACGAATAGACCGCTAGAATTAAACCAACAATTTGAGGTGTTATGGTTTCTTCTAGTAGCCTATCACATGAGAAAAGTCGGTCGCCACAACCGGCTTTTTTTGTATCTGTAAGTTTTAAATTTCTTTTTAAATCAACACTATAGCTATTTGATTTTCTTCTCTTACTAAAAAACACGTTTTCCGCCATGCATTAATTTTTTACTATCGCCACAATAGTAAACTATTTTTGCACAAATGGGCAAACGTAATTTAATTATTATATTTCATATATGAAACACATCTAAACTTTTTGGTCGATTATATTTCGAAATACTACACCTTTTATCACTACATTCTCCGTGATATCGATCACTTGATACTGAGAATTCAAAGGTGCAAGTTTCTTTTTACCACAGTCTTCAACTAATTGTTTGAAAGTTGCTTCTTGTGTTACTTCGTCAACTGCGATCACAAAATCATTGACTTGGGGCTCTTTGTCTGGATTGACTAAAATCAGACTACCATCTGGGAAGCTATATTTTACCTCGTTATCTTCCATCGACCGTCCAGAGACTTTTAAACCGAAAACGTTCTTCGGCATTCTTCCTGTGACAAATTGAGTGTCCTGATCATGAGATTCAATATGTGGACTATCTCCCCACGAACCTGCACTCACCCAAGAAATTATAGGTACATCTTTTCCCGGTGTCTCTGAAACTTTTCTAGTTTTTATTTCTATGTTGTCATTTTCTACGTTGTTTCTGCCTAATCGCTTTTCTAGCTCGCAGAGAGACCATCCGAAAAGTTTACAGTAACCGTCGACTATCGGCCAAGATGCAATCGCTCCTCGTTCAACACGAGATAAAGTTGATTGAGAACAGTCGATTCCCCACTCTTTAAATGTGGCTGCAACCTCTTCCATAGAGAATCTCTTCGCACGTTCGGCTCTGATTACTTCATGTAGTTCCATTCATTCCACCATTAGAGAGCTTTGAGTCATTTCATCAAAATTTTCTTTCATATTTGAATGATTGTCGTCTATTTCATATTTGAAATATTCATCACAGAAAGAATCAAAATAAATTGCATTTATTCATATTTGAAATATCATTCACCTATGAATACACCATTAAACATATGTAGAACCCATGAAGATATCTCCTTGGAATCTTTAGCTGAAGATTGTAAGAGCAGCGGTGCAACATTAAGCCGCCTAGAGAGAGGGGTTTCAAAAAATACGTCCGGTGAAGTGTGTTACTTGGTACTTGAGCGATACAAAAAATACGGCTTAACGCTTGAGCACCTGATTTATCCGAACCGCTTCCCCTGTTTCACAATAACTAAATGATAGTTGCTAGGTGATGAGAATGACACGTCGAAAAAGTGACAACAGATTGTCAGCAGTTGTGTTGCGTCATATTAATGATTACATCAATCAAACCAAAATTCCTGTTGAGACTTATGCCCGTGACTTCGTGATCCCATCGCTGATTAATGCTGGCGAACTTACTGAACCACATACTTGTGTTGATAAGTTTTACAAGACTCAATCTCGTCGCCTCGTTCGTTACATTGATGGTGAAAATGAAATGTCCGTCAATTGGATTTTCCCTCTTATTGCAAGTTTGCCTAGCCAATTCCAGCAGCCGTTAAAGAATGAAATTTGCGGCATGCTGGGATCTTTTTTTGTTGCTTTGACTGCCGCAAAAGGAGAGTCAAATTTTAAGGTAACACGGTCGCACCTACCGGAGATGGCAAAGGAATGGGGTGATATTTTGATAAAAGCTAATCCAGCAATTGATGGGTCTTTCTCTTCTGATGATGATTCCGTTGAAGTTCTTCATTACGCAAATGAGATAGCCGAGTGCATTGGCATTTTAATGGCTGAGCTTGGTGCAATTTACCGAGCGACAGGAATTGAACCTGCCTCAGTCAAAGCGTACCGAACCAGCACTTTGTTCGATTAAAGGGGGATGGCTATGCGTGTGAAGTATAACGAGGAAGGCCTACGAGAAGAGCTTCGCTCCGCACTTTTAGTTATTCCCAGAACCAAAGGTCAGTTGGATGGTTTTGAAAACAATGGAAGTAGCGATGCAAGGTTTCAGCGCAGTAGTTACCGAACTGAAGTGGGTGAGAACGGCGAAGAATTGGCAAAAGTTAAACCGCAAGTGGTCACTACGTTGGCATGTAAACAGTTCAAACGCTCACCTATGCCACTATCACCACAAGCGTTTAAGCATGCGAAATTGGTGCACGACATGAACAGCGCACCGGAGCATATCGGGGATTGGCTTCGCTTCTGTTATAGCGAAGGCGCTCAATGCCCTACAAAAGTTTTGCTAAGTGTCTTGCTGGTTTTCTTCTATGAAGAGGAATCCAAAAGCCTTAGCGATGATTCGAAAGAATTGATCAAGCACCTTGCCCTACTCGCTTGTATGCAGAAGCGCGATGCGCTGAACGCCAGCAGAATGCAATTAACTCAGGTGGAGATTGCGAAGCTGGCTGAGAAGAAACAGAAAGCATGGGAAAAGTCATGGGCTAAACGTTGGAACCGCCTGATCGACATTTTAAACCGATTCGATAAGGAGGGCTTAGACCATGTGCATGAACGAGGACGCAGCCGAAAACCTGCCAGAAGACATGCCGACGTGCCTATGCAATCTGTACTTCGGTCTGCAGCCCGAGAATACGTGGTTGCCTGAGTGGGGTTACAGCCGAAAAATCAAGAAATTTATTTTGTATTGTCCCAACTGCAAGTATCAAGTTGGGCCTTTTGATAACAAGCCAGCCGCTATTGCTAGTTGGGCCTTGTTAAACCGACATGGCGACGAGCATGTATTCAGCAATTGGTCTAAATGCTATGCCGCGAACTACCCAGTGCCAGAGCACTTAACACAGCACTTACGTCAGGAGAGAGCATAAATGGAACTTACACAAGAAATGGCAGAGATATTCACCTTGCGATTGCAAGAAGCAAGAGAGCGATACGGTGAATTACCTTTTGAACAAGCGCCTGCCGACGTAAAAGACATTCTTATTGCAGGAGCAATGTTAGAGCAGGCAACTGCTGAGATAGAGCGCTTATTAAGCCCTGAGTCTTAGATTCAAGGAGTTGTTATGCAAACCACGAATACAACCGACACCCCATTCACTTTTGAAAGCTTTTTCCAAGCCGAGTCTCACTTAGAAAAACAAGGCTACCACTGTGAAAAAGAACTCTGGGTTCATGCTGATAAGCCAATTGTGTCCGTGGTCCCAACCGACAACGGTGTCCAAATTAAACCAATTCAACATTAAGAGTTAGCAATGAATATTTTTCCTAGTAACGCGATGGTGTATCGCTTTAACCGTGACGTCACCTTTAACTTTGAGCAATTAGAATCTCAACTTAAAGAGTTTGCTTTTGTTCCATGTGGTGAAACTGACAAGCAAAAGTTTGGCTGGACTACAGCACTTGGCCAAGGCAGCGATAACTTCATCCACCGAGGTGAGCACTTTGCACTTATCGTCGCTAAAAAAGATGTTAAATATATCCCGTCTTCGGTAATCAATGAAGAGTTGAAAAAGAAGATAGATGAGATAGAAAAGCGTGAAGGGCGTCCACTCAAGAAAAAAGAGAAAGACAGCCTAAAAGATGACATCATGATCGACTTACTGCCAAGAGCATTCAGCAAAAAGTCTTTCTTCTCAGTCTTTATCAACAATAAAAGTAACCTGATTTTTGTTGATGCCTCATCTTATAAATCGGCTGAAGATGTTCTCGCCCTACTCCGTAAAACAATGGGAAGTCTGCCTGTTGTACCTGCAATTCCTGAAAAGGCAATTGAAACCTCATTAACTGACTGGACTAAAACTGGAGAGGTCCCACAAGGTTTCCAGATTCTAGAAAATATTAAACTGGTGTCTGTTCTTGAGCAAGGTGGTACTGCCGTGTTCAAGAATCAAGATATTGGCTCTGATGAAGTAAAAGCTTGTATTGATGCTGATAAGGTTGTTTCAGAGCTTCGCCTTTGCTGGCAAGAGCGTATCGAATTTACATTGTCCGACAAAGGCACAATTAAAAAGCTCAAGTTTTCAGATGAACTAAAGGACCAGAATGATGATTTACCTCGAGAAGATATTTTAGCTCGTCTAGATGCCGATTTCTGTCTTGCTGCAGGTGAAACTGAAGCCTTCCTTAATGATCTCTATTCGGCTCTTGGAGGTTTGCCAACCAACGAAAATTCAGCAACTAATGAGCAAGCTGATTCAAGTGAAAACGACGAGCTAGATTCTCTGTTTGGTGATGCTCTTGCATTTGTTATTGAAACACGTCGGGGCTCTGTTGCTGCTCTGCAGCGTCATTTCAAAATAGGTTACAACCGAGCAGCTCGCATCATGGAACAGCTAGAAATTACTGGTAATGTTTCGACTACAAGTACAAACGGTGTTCGTGAAGTTCTTGTTGCACCACAGGAGGCTAAATAATGGCTAGTCGTGGGGTTAATAAAGTAATTATCATGGGTAATCTTGGTCAAGATCCCGAGGTTAGATACACCAATAATCAAACAGCAATAGCGAACATTACGGTGGCCACCAGCGATAAGTGGCGAGATAAAGCGACTGGAGAACCACGCGAAAAAACCGAATGGCACCGCATTGTTCTGTTTGGCAAAGTTGCAGAAATCGCAGGCGAATATTTACATAAAGGCTCTCAGGTTTACATTGAAGGCCAATTACAAACTCGCAAGTGGCAAGATCAGAACGGACAAGACCGTTACACCACTGAAGTAGCGGTTCAGTATCCAAATGGTCGAATGCAGTTAATTGGTGGTAAGCCTAACAACCCTCATCAAGGTGGTTGGGGTCAGCCTCAACAGCCAGCAGCACAGCAACCATCACCACAGTGTGGCCCTGCTCAATCTCAGCCACAACAATCGCAGCCGCAATACAACGAGCCGCCTATGGATTTCGATGATGATATTCCATTCCGTGATACTTTTGCTCGCGGCTCTCGCACTGCTTACGCCTGTTCATAAGGTCAAACATGCAGCCTGACTCGAACCAACTCGTCGCTTATGTAATGAAGCACAACAGGATGCCGCAGCTGCAGGCAATGAGCTGGTTAGATAAATGGGTGCCAGAGTGGAGAACGGAACCACCTCCACAAAGCGTTGGCACTATTTATTACGATGGGGCCTCAGATGGATATGAAAATGAATAAAAAAATTCCCGAAATTACGCTGAACGCTGAAAATTTTTATAAGGCGAGTATTGATAAAAAGTTGAGCACAATCCGGCTCGGTAACAAAGATATATCACCTGGTCCTGCTTTTTTAGTTGACACTGATTCACAAGCCAAGCTTCTTGTAGACATTTGGTTCGTGAATCATTGTTTGTTGTCAGATCTAGAACTCAATGATGCCCGACTCGATGGTTTCGATACTATGGAAGACTTAAAAGCGCAGCTTCGTCGGTGCTATCAATGTGAGATACGAGAACGTGAAGTCGTTACTCAAGTACTTTTTAATGTAGTTGAAGAAGCGAGGGTGGCGTGATGTATCAGATTTTCCCTGATGAATTAATAGTCGATAACTTTGCAGGTGGAGGCGGTGTCTCGAAGGGTATGGAAATTGGTCTCGCTCGTCACGTTGATATTGCCATCAATCATGATCCAGATGCTATCGATATGCATCGGATGAATCACCCGGAAACAAAACACTATTGTGAGTCAGTGTGGGATGTTGACCCTGTTGAAGCGTGTAATGGTCGCCCTGTAGGTATGGCTTGGTTTTCACCAGACTGTAAGCATTTTTCAAAGGCGAAGGGTAACCAACCTGTTGACCGGAATATTCGAGGTTTAGCTTGGGTAGCATTACGTTGGTGTCTGAGAGTGCCTGTTCGCGTGATGATGTTAGAGAACGTGGAAGAGTTTATGACGTGGGGGCCAGTGACGCTGCAAGATGGCAAATATCGACCTTGCCCTGAGCGCAAAGGAGAAACGTTTTCAGCGTTTATCTTGGCATTAACAACAGGGCTTTCTCCTAATCATCCAGCATGGAAAGAGATGTGTCAGACCATTGGTATCGAACATGATGTACAGGCAAAGCTTAGGTTAAAGCAAGGCTTGGGCTATAACGTTGAACATCGCATTCTTAGAGCGCATGACTATGGAGCAGGTACTAACCGAGAACGCTTTTTCTTGATCGCAAGGAATGATGGAGCAGCGATTCGTTGGCCAGAACCTACGCATGGAGAAGGTAAACTGCCTTATGTTACTGCTGCAGATAGTGTGGATTGGGATATTCCTGTTCGTTCTATTTTCGGAAGAAAGAAGCCGTTAGCTGAGAAAACATTGGCAAGAATAGCTAAGGGCTTAGAGAAGTACGTTATTAACAATGACAATCCATTTTTGGTTCCAGACCATGCAGTAATACCTTTCATCACAGAGTGTGCTAATGGCTCAAGCCAACGCAATATGGCTGTAGACGAGCCATTGAGAACCATCACCGCTCAGCCCAAGGGTGGAAGTTTTGCCTTGGTCACTAGCCATGTAATCAAGTTGCGTAATGGCAATATTGGTCACAGCATGAATGAGCCTATGCACACCATTTCTGCAGGAGGAAATCACTTAGGTGAAGTTCGTGCGTATTTGGTTAGCTATTACGGAACCAGTGGAGCACAAGATATTAGTCAGCCACTTAACACTATCACGACGAAAGATCGTCATGCCCTAGTGCTTGTGAAAATTAATGGGGAAACATATCAGATAGTTGATATTGGTTTGCGTATGTTTGAGCCGCATGAACTGTTTAAAGCGCAAGGCTTTGGCGAACACTACAAAATTTCATATAGCAGTGAAGGTAAAAAGCGTTCGAAAAAGGATCAGGTGGCCAAGGTGGGAAATTCAGTACCACCTATTGTTGCGGAAGCGTTGGTTAGAGCCAATCTTGGTCAACCTATTTCAACTTCTATTGCTGCTTAAAGGTACAGCCAGATGGAAATTTTAAAGGAAAAGTAAGCTCCTTCTGGCGTTCTAAAATACAACGGCTATTACGAGCCGATGATAATTAAGGATTGAGGAATATCTGATGGCAACAACAGTACAAGTAGTAGAGAACCTAACAGTAGGTAAATTCATTAATATTGAAGGTAAGCGCTGCGAGGTTGAAGCGATTTCCTTTTCTCAGGCTATCACTAAAAAACAAGGTCTTGAGGAGTTACTTGAAGTTATGTCTGATGATCTTATTACAAGAGGCGTCATCAATAAAAAAGATGGTCAATATTACTGGAGCGAGGATGGTGAACCATTGATCGCAGAAGAAGATTTTGAAGACTAACTAGTATCTGAAACATATGAAGAAGTTTTATATTGCTGGCCCAGTGAGTGGTCAGCCTAATCACAACTTTGAAGCATTCAAAAGAGTTGCTGATCAGATTGCCAATTCGGGCAATGCTGCTTTATACACATCCCTACTTCCAAAAGGCATGAGTGAACCGGAATACATGAAGTTTGCCCATGCCATGCTTGAAGTTTGTGATGTGGTCGTTCTTCTTCCTCGTTGGAGTATGAGCGAAGGTGCTACAGCAGAGTTTCATTGGGCGGTGAAGTTAGGCAAGAAAATAGTGAGACAAGAGCACCTGCCTTTAATTTTTAGGCATTGGCATAAAAGGGATATTCTCTTACAAGAAGCAACTACAGAGGTCATTGGATCTATATGATAATCAATTATGAGTCCGTTATTAAAGCTGCAGAGGATAGGATTAAAGAGTACACAGGAAACCCCATACCAAGGACAAATATATAATTTCGGAGTTATTGGGGTTATTTGGTTGCACTTGCATTCTATCGGGGTTATAATAACCCCAAGTTAACAAATAGGAGGTGTAGTGAAAAGTGCGGATTTGATTAAGCTTTTAGAAAAGAACGGCTGGGAACTTATTAAAGTTAAAGGAAGTCATCATAAGTTTAGGCATCCAGATTTTGAAAACCCTGTAGTTGTTCCCCACCCGAAGAAAGACTTAAAAATCGGGTTGGTTAAAAGATTAAAGAAAGATGCGGGGCTATAAGCCCCCATCACTGTACTAATTACTGTACTCCATGAGGATGAAAAAATGTTATATCCAATTGCAATTGAAGCCGGAGATAGTGAACACGCTTATGGTGTGGTATTTCCTGACCTAGTAGGATGTTTTTCTGCTGGAGATACGCTAGATGAAGCTGTACTCAATGCTAAAGAAGCGGTAGAGCTTTATTTAGAAGACTTGGCAGAGCGCGGTGAGCTTCCTCCTAGCCCTAGTGATCTTGCTACCTTACAAAAAGGAGATTACAAAGGTTGGACTTTATCTTTGGTTGAAGTCGATATAGAACCGTACTTGGGTAAATCAAAAAAGATAAATGCCACACTGCCAAGTTTGTATATTAAAAAGATTGATGATTTTGTTAAATCTCACCCAGAGTACAAGGATCGATCTCACTTTTTGCAAGTAGCAGCGAGCCATGAATTAGAAATGCACGCATGATAAAACTTGTCTGATGTATGACCTTTTATGATTGCTGTTATAATTCAGCCCTGCCATGTGCAGGGCTTTTCACTACTTGTTGTAAATATTGTCCAGCATGGCCACCTTGCCGAGCAATTGCGTGGCATCACCTATCATAGAGATAATTATTTCACTTAATAGCTGTTCTTCTGTTATCGGCTCGTTCTGCTTTTCCTTTCTCTGAACCTATAACGCAGCGACATGTTTATTATTAATAGGAGGTGGTAGTCACATGAACAGCTATTACTCAAATAAAGACTCGCTTTCCTCTTTGCAAGTTATTAGTGTCGGACGTGATTCAAATGCCGGGAGAGTTAAAGATGAACGTAAAAACAGAACAAGCGAATTTAGTGTTAAGTATCCTTGAAAGTGCTAACTGTGGGCCTACTACTATCGACTCTATGTTGCTTTGGGACAAAGAGACAGAAGAAGCAGGACGAGTCCATTTAGAATTTGTTGTTGAGCAGTTATTGGTGTCAGGGTGTATGACGTATACCGAAGATAAAAGGATCATGACTACGCAATTGGGAGAATTACAAATACACCTACAACTTATGCCAGAGATAGAAGGCATATTACGACGTAATTTTGACAACTACAAAAACACTCACAGACACAACATGTAGTGATTTTTTTTAAAGAAATATCAATATATGGGTTGTAAAGGTAGGGTTATGAGTATATAGTTTTACCAAGATGCGGTTTTTATAACCCATCAACAGCAATAATAAGACTTGAGACCTCTTAGTATTGAACAGAAACCTCGCTTCGGCGGGGTTTTTTCGTATTTAACGCAGCCTTGAGTACCAGAGACTCGTTTGACAACGGAGAGGAAGCTGCGAATCTTTACGGCAATGAAATGGGCGACTGCTAAGAGGTGCAACTCTTAACAGCCATCTAACCTATTACGCAAGTCATAAGCCAGAACACGGCCCATCCAGCTCTGCAGAGCGCGGTGGAGTTTACACGAAAGTGGGAACTTATGACATTACTAAAAGAATTACGCTGTCCGCATTGCAACAAGCTGCTGTGCAGGCATTCGGGCTCGGTTGAAGTGAAATGCAGCCGATGCAAAAAAATTGTGAAGAGATAAGAGTGCCAAGAGTGCCATTTAGGTAGGAGGCACACTTGAAACAATCTTTTCGAGATGGACAATTACAGCTGGTTAACGCTGATTGTCTTGAATACATTAAAACGCTACCAGATAGCAGCGTTGATCTCGTTTTAACAGACCCACCATACTTTCAAGTTAAGAAGAACGCATGGGATAACCAGTGGCCAGATGTTGAGTCGTTCTTAGCTTGGTTAGATGAGGTGCTGCTAGAGTTTTGGCGAGTGCTTAAACCGTCTGGTTCAATTTACCTTTTCTGTGGCCATAAGTTATCAGCTGATACTGAACTGCTTATGCGTCAACGCTTCAACGTTCTAAACCATATCATTTGGGCTAAACCAAGCGGCCCATGGCGAAGAATGAGAAAGACAGACTTACGCTCTTTCTTTCCAGCAACAGAACGAATTTTATTTGCAGAACATTACGGAGCTGACGGTCACGCTAAAGGCGTTGCTGGTTACGCTACGAAGTGTGCTGAGCTAAAAAGAGAAGTATTCGAACCACTGATTGAATACTTCAGAACTGCTCGTCAATCACTTTGCATTTCTGCAAAAGATATTAATGCCGCCACAGGCACACAAATGTGTTCGCATTGGTTCAGTGCTAGCCAATGGCAACTGCCCAACAAAGAGCAATACGAAAATCTGCAGGCGTTATTTAATAACCGAGCAATTGAATTAGGTCGTTCACACGAGGATCTTGCAAAGGAGTTTGATTCACTCAATAAGGAATATCAAACACTCTGCAGAGAATATGACGACTTGAAAGCGGAGTATGAAAACCTTCGACGTCCTTTCTCAGTTACCAGCGAGGTCCCATACACCGACGTTTGGACATTTGCACCTGTTCAGTATTACCCGGGCAAACACCCATGCGAAAAGCCAGCCGATATGCTGGAGCACATTATTACGGCAAGTAGCCGTGAGGGTGATGTTGTTCTTGATGCGTTCATGGGGTCAGGTTCAACGGGTAAAGCCTGTTTGAGTTTGAATCGCAAGTTCATTGGTATTGAGATGGAAGAAGGCACTTACTCTCAGACAGTAGAATCATTTAATAAGTTATAGGGCGCATTTCGCGTAAGACTCCATGCTAGAGAAGAAAAAGTTTTGGCTATCGGCTCTAACTGGAGTCGTTGTAGCTTTCATTGTTGCTAAAGGTGACAAAATTACTGCGGCTATCGGTAGTCTAACTGCAACGATGGGCGCTCTAGGTTTGAGCCAGTGGTCAATGATTATTGGTATCGTATGTACTTTGCTGACTTTCGTTATTACTAACGTGGTAAATATCATCTACAAGCGTAAAGCTTTAGCTGTTTTAGAAAAGAACGCTCAAAGCGGAAATTCAGCGACGGCCTTTATCACTGAGGAAGAAGGCTGATGAAACACGTTAAAAAGATAGTTTGCTCAGTTGGCGCAGCCATCGCGCTCATTGTTACGGGTGTCGTTCCTAACAATGTCATCGTTTCACATGCAGGCTTGGAGTTAATCGGTAATGCTGAAGAGTGCCGATTAACTCCATACATTTGTCCTGCTGGTCTTATTACTAACGGGATAGGTAACACACACGGTGTTACAGATAAGCCCATCACCATAGAACAAGTCGCTAAAGACTGGACTCAAAACATTGAGTCCGCACAGGATTGTCTTGCTGCCACAACGAATGTTGCTGCATTGAGTCAGGGCCAGATTGATGCCTTCACATCATTTATCTTTAACGTGGGCTGCACACGATATCGGCATAACTCGGACGGTAGCGAGACACGCATCTATAAAAAGCTTAAAGCCGGTTACTACACCGAAGCCTGCCAAGAACTTAAATTCTGGGTTTATGGCGGTGGTAAGAAGTTGAACGGCTTGATTAAGCGACGAGGAAAGGAGATGGAACTTTGCTTTTCGTAAAAAAGATTATCGAGAACCTCCATGTGGTTGCTATTGCCATTCTTCTTGGTTTTATTCTCTTTCAAACCTACACGATATCGGGTCTTAAATCTGACCTTGATCAAGCGAATATCGCGAAAGGTAAAAAGGAAGCCGAACTTGGTATCGCGGTAGCTTTTAATCAGTCACTAACGACCACGGTTGATTCGTTAGTCCAGCAACTCGATGAAGGCATGATGGCTGAAGAGTGGCGACAACAATTGAATGCGACCATGGACGCAAAACTTAAAACATCCATCTTGGACTTAGGAAAACTATTCGATGATGAAGCGAAAAACAGTGCTGATGGTTGCAACGAGCAGTATAGCCCTTCTATCTATGACCGGATGCTCGATCATTACGGAACCGGAAAAGGAGATAGTGGTTCAGGTTAAAGAGCGATTTGTTATTCCTCCACCAGCCTACCTCAGTCCTTGCAACATTCCTTACACAGAGCCACCGCGTACTCACTCAGAGCTGGAGTCAGCCGAGCGAGACTTAACATGGCAGACAGCGATGTCAGTTTGCGCGAAGAAGTTCGACAAGATTAAAAAGTGGTACAAAAACAAGAGGGCTAGTTATGGACAATTAAACTCCCTAGCGGGCGGGTGACGACAACTGA